TCTTTATTTGCGCCCTTTTTATGGCCCTTTCGATGAGCCTCCTGTCCCTTTTGACGTTCCACAATGAAATCTTATAGTTCTTCCATTCAATCCAGTCTATCTCTATCCTCTTTTTTATGTCCGTAAATATTCCCATAGCCTATAATGTGTTAAGTTTATATCGTGGCTTCGGAGACTATTATCTTTCTCCTCGCCTGTCTCGTTGTCTTTGTCGTGAACGGGTCAAGGTAGCTCACACAAATCCACAGCCCTATGGCCGTTGCCATAACGAGGTCATCGTGGCAGCCTTCAACCGCTCCCAATGAGCCGTTGGGCTTTATCTCGTATGTGTCCATCTCATCGCAAACACGGGAATCTCTTTCCACGAACGATTCTTCCCGGGCGCAAGCGTTGAGGGTGTTTATGGCCATGCTTTTGTTGGCTTGTGTGGTCATCCACCCGTATTTCAGAGGCAACCCCTGTCTTATCTTTTCGGGGTCGTTGCGGGCGTAAACATTTTCATAAAAAGGTACTATCTCGTCAAGCACCGTCAGGAAGTGGTCTCCATCGGTAGTGTCCTTGTCGAGGGAGTTCGATTCGACGACAAGTAGGGCGTCGTTGTAATATTTGGCTATTATGGCCGCCTTCCAAGCGATCAAATCCTGATCTAAATGTCCTCTCCACGTGGCCACCGTCTCGGGATAGCCCCCCTCTTCCATCCAATACCTATCGATAACCTTTATTATGGAATAGTCCGCTTTAGGCGTCCTGCCTCCTATATCCACCGAAACAACGTAACGGTTGCTGCCGTTGGTAGAGGTATCGGGCAACGCCCATATCAATAGGTTCCCCTTTGAATCCCGTACAAACGAAATATTGTTGAACGCCTCTTTGCCCTTTTGGGCGTCCGATCTTATCTCCCCTGTCAGTTCCGGCTTCCTGCATGTCTTGCGAAGGTTCTTGACATATTCCGGGGCGAACACCCTTTGGTTGGTACTGGCGAACGCCTCCAGATCGGTGGAAGGGTATTCAGACTGCATACGCCAGTCAGACCAGTTTTCCGATGCCTTGTACCACCTGTACCAGTTTATCCCCTCAAGTGTGGCCCCCTCTTTCCATAAAAAAGCAAGATATGGGTCGTTGAACACAGTATCTATAAACTTGTCAAGCTCTTCCGGCTCGATATTTTTTTGGTACATCTCTATCTCGTGCCACGCCACGAACACGGGGTCATAACCGGATTCTCCCGCTTTCGCGCTCAACCATTCGTTATGGAAGAGAGAACCCACGCCTTTGGCCGTGGACTCCATCACTATCAACGTTCCGGGCGCGCTCGGTATGGAGGGGCGTATCGTCTGCAAGAGGTCTTCCGCCGACTTTTGGGGAGTTGTCTGCCAGAACGCCACCTCCGAAAGGTGAGCCATAGAAACGTCATTGGAGCGCAATGATTCGGGCTTTTGCGCCGAACCTATCGAAATAACGCAACCCCTCTCCTTTATTATCCTGTTCTTGGTGCTTCCCTCGAATGGCGTCAAGGAATATTCCCCCAACCTTTTTGGGTACCTGTTCAGCAGCCTCGTGTACATGCCCCTGATGGTCCGCGCTTGGTTCTCCACATCGGTAACTATAAGGGAGTGCCAGTTCTCGTAGTGCAACAATTGGAGCCACGCCATGTATATCTGGGTAAAGGTACTTCCGCCCCATTGCCTCGCCTTGAGTATTATGGTTCTTATAGGTATTCCCGCCAACCTTTGTTTCTCAAGGCTCATCAAGGTCTTGCGCTGTGGCCTGTTGAGCAGGAACCTGATAATGGACTTGGTTTTCTTCTCCTGTATCTTGGCGTTCTGGTACGCCCAGAACTCAAAATCATGCTTAAACCTGTTCTCTATGAGGGCCTCGAAAAAATCCGATGGGTCTGTCGTTCCTTCGGGGTCAACGATCTCCATGCACTTCTCCAATGTTCCCGTTTCGTTGAGAGCGTCCAGAACGAACTTGTTTTCATCGTACATCGTCAGGGGGGCCTTGAAAGAATAGTCAAAGCCGTTGTAAGTAAAGTTCACGTCAACTCTTTCCAAAGGAGAGCCGACCCCCGAAACAGGGTCATAGGGGGCGTACATCGCCTCCAACCTCTTCCTGTTCTCCTCTTTAATATTGTTTCGCTCTGCCCCTGTCATTTTTCAACTTCCTGCTGATGATCCGCCTTACCTTGTCCACGGAGTAGTGGAACTTGTTGGCCACCTCCTCGTAGAGAAATTCCTTTGACAGCCCTTTCACCAAAGGGCCATAGCCGTTGATGATCTCCTTGTAATACTCGAATATCTCATCGTGCCGCTCTCTCGTTGTCTCCCTTACAGGCCCGTTTCTCATTTTATATATTGTTTGTTTTCCACAAATATATGGTTATTTAACCGTTATATATGGCTATTTAACCAATGAATTACCAACAATAGGAATAAATTTATCCTCAACTATTATTTACGAACCAACATTACGTGTAATGGACAGAAATAAAGACGATAACAAAGAAAAAGCGACCGCAACAGACGAACTTCCATTGGAAGGAACAACTGTTGGGGGACAAGAACTCCCCGCAACCGAACCGGAAGGAGAAGTCATGGAGGAGGAAGTGCCTAAACACAGGTTCGCCGCTATCATAGAGAAGGAATATCCTGATAGGAAGTTCGAGAAAGGCGAAGATTACGACGAAGCTGTGGAGGAACTGCTGAACACCTTGATAGAGTTTAAGGTCAAATCATCCGAGGCCAACAAGATTCTTTCGGAAATATTCGACGCCAACCCAGAACTGGGGCTGGTGGTAAAGGATATGAGAGACGGGGCCACGTTCAGGGAGGCAATGGCGAGACATATAGACCCTTCTGAACTCACTCCGATAGAGGGCGACCCTGATTACGAGGGATGGAGCAAGAACAAGTCCGAGAGGATAGCCGCTTTGGAGGAAAGAAAGAAGAGGGAGGACGATTTCAACGCCAACCTTGAACTATCGGCCGCCGCTATCAAGGAGTTCGCCGCCGAGAACAACATGACGGACGAACAGGCGAGCACGTTCCTCGCTCCTTTTGATGATATGTTGGCGGAGATCAACTCCGGCAAGATAACCAAAGAGACGCTGATAAAGTTCAAGCGTATCATGGACTACGAGAAAGACGTTGAAGCGGCCAGAAAGGAAGGACTTATGGCCGGAAGAAACGAGAATATCACCGCCAAGCGGGAGAAAGCTCCCAAAGGTGATGGACTTCCCCACCTCACGGGAGGAGCGGAGGTCAGACAAGGCGGCAACAGGCATTTCATAGATGACATTGTTGACAACGCCAACAGAAACAAAATCCTATAAAACAAAACAAACCAAAAATTGAAATGAAAAAGAGAAATAACATTTTTTATGTCGCGTCAAGGGTGGGAGGCATTGCCTTGTTCGCCCTTGTTATGTTGCTCCTTAACGTGACCTTCGCGGTCGCCGCCGGAGCTTATGTCGCTACTGTCGGAGCCGTTGTCACTGGGGAAGCCATCACAGGTGACGTGCTTACCCAGAAGAACTCCGAGCTGAACCTTGACTACATCTCACAGAAGGTGGTCGAGATGAAACCTGCGGCTACCCCTCTTGATACTATCATGAGGCAGGTAAAGTCCGTTCCAATAAAATCATGGAAAACGGAATATTACGCGGTAGATACGAGACCTATGACCGACAAGTTGGACACCGCCTATTCGAGGGTTGACAGTGCCAACTACGATCATACGGCTGAACTGACCGTTGAGGACGTACAGATGTGGGCGATTGACGATACCGTCCTTTTCCCGACCGTTTCCGTAACGTCTGTTGACGGAAAGATAGGGCCTCTCATGGGCGTTGTGGTCGGCAAAACAGTGGCCTCCAACAAGATCGACGTTCAGGTTGTCAACGGTATCACCGGAGCCGGGAACAACGCCAACAGGGCGACCGGCTGCTACCCCGCTTCGATAGCGGACGAAACTCTTATCGTGAGGATGGGAACCGCCAAAGGAGAGAAAGACGCCCAAACTTCACCGTTCGGGATGATACCCGATAAGGCTTACAACTATTGCCAGATATTCATGGCGCAGTGCGAGGAGTCATTGTACCAGAGGATACACGAGAAAGAAGTTGACTGGTCGTTCTCCGATTACGAGGCCCAGAACATTTACGACATGAGGGCTTCCATGGAGGCTTCCTTTATACTCGGAGCGAGGGGATATTTCGCTGACGCCACATTGGGCAAGTACAGGCACTTCACGGGTGGAGTGGCGAGGTACATAACCAAAGACCTCACCTATACCGCCGG